CTTCAAGGTCCTTGGTTGCCCAATTTGAGTAGGTATAATAGATGTCTTGATTCGTTTTTGAACGAACCTTTTTGAGAACGGCTTTACCGCCAGTTGTAGTGGCAATATAACCAGGTCGAGAGGGTTTAGTTTTGTTCCAGTTTTTCATGATATAATTATAACTCAAAAAGAGGGGGCTGTCAAGAGCCCCCTGTATTATTTACCGTTTGGGTAGTTCAAGTGTTCCCATTCCTCATCGGATACAGGCCACCAGTTACTCATCTTTGGATTTTACGGTAATTTTCTTTACCGCATCTTGAACCTTTACCATGTTCTCCAACCAAACTTTAAGCATACCATTTGCAATCTCTGCGTCCTTAATCTCTACCTTGTCGGCAAGAGTAAAAGCACGATTGAAATTACGGTTAGCAATACCTTTGTAGATATAACTATCAGCATCATCGGAACTGTCAACTACAGCACCTTTGATTACCAATTTGTTACCTTCTAAAAGAACTTCAATATCAGTTTTAGCAAAACCAGCAACTGCCATTTCAATGACATACTTGTTGTCTTTTACTTGTTTGATATTGTATGGAGGATAACCAGGTGATGCTTTGGCTACTGTTTCTGAGATATCACGGATCTGGTTCAATACATCATCGAAACCAACCGAGAAAGGATCCAAAGATTTGGATAGTGTAGCCCATTGTGGGAATAATAGATTTGTGCTTGTCATGTGTTCTCCTTAAATTCAAGCGAGTTAATCAAAACTGTGGCCTCAGATGAGCACCACACATATAGTATACTAGTATTTATACTAGTTTGTCAATAGGCACCTGGTTTTTTACCAATATTATATTTGGGAGTTAATTCCCAATCGTCTTTTTCTTTGTGGGAAAGTATCTTAATCTGTGATAGGAAGATAGGAGGAGGTTCTTCAATCTGTTTGGTATTAACAATCTTTACCAGTCCCCAATCAGATAACAGTTTGGCAATGGCATTCCTACGAGATAAGTCATTTTCGGAAATGTCAGTTGGCTTACCATCCAAAGCAAAGAGCTCTTTGAAATGTACGATATAATACTTACCTTGCTTATGTAGGATATGGCAAGATTGGTACAGTATTCTGTCTTTTTTGGAAGCTACACCAATGCGTGTTAATGTTTCACGAACTTTTAAAAAATCATCTTTTTCACTTAGTGTAACTTCAACTAAATCAATAATTGAAATCATTACCTGTTCACTCCGCCTTTATCTGTTTTTATTATTATTTCAGCGATTTGTTCTTCAGTAAGAATCCGCAAAGCTTCTTTAGCTTTCTCATTGGAGTAACCAAAGTATGTTTTAACGGCTTCTATATTTTTATCAGTCGATGTTTTCTGCCAAGGTTGAAATTTCCTTTTCATCGACCTTATTGTATTTAGATAAAACTGATACTGCATATCTTTATCGATACCAGGACTGAGGTTTAACTCATTGGCATATAGTACACAGTCTTGGTGGAACGACAAGGCACGGTTGACCACAAACGGAACATAGTCTTTATAGTCCAGTTCATCCTTAAAAGGATTCTTTTTAGTTTGTAGTATTGACGGGACAATCTCTTTAAATAAATCAGGCATTTTTTAAATTCCGAACAGCATTGGCTAAAGCATCATCAACGTGCTGGATTGGAAATACCTTGTTCAATTTATCAACATTCATATTACAATTAGACCTTGGTGCATTTGTGGCTGCAGTAAATTCTTCCTTTGTAAACCATTCTTTGTTCAGACCCATAGCATCCGAACACTCTTTAGTAGTTTTGGTGCCAGCATTACCAACATTATAAATTCCTGGTTTAGGTAAATTTACGGCAAAGAATACAGCTGTAGCAGCGACATCATTAATATAACTTAAACTATTCTCAAAGTCAATCAATTTATCATACTTAACCAATTTTGTTAGATAGTTTTTAGGATTGTGTTCATCACCAAAAGGTAAACGAATCCGTAACAGATAAGATTTTTTCATGTATGGCATTAATAGTTCTTGAGCAAGTGCTTTTGAACCACTATAAAATGAACCATTATTGAAATCAAAATTAGGTGGATCTTCTTCAGTCCAACCACCAGGTTTATAACCTGTATATACACAACCACTACTAATGTGTACAATAGGAGTATGACGGTTATTCAATTCCAATTTTAAAGGCCAAATTACATTACCATCAATACATTCTTGTTTATGAATTTCACAAGCGTCAACATTAGGAAATCCAGTATAACCAGCGGCATTAATAATAACTGTTGTGTCGAATGAGATTTCATCTGCGTGAGAAATCCACTCATGCTCAAGACCTTGTTTTTCTAGTTCTTTTTGAATGTGTTGGCCAACATATCCATGTCCAATTAATGTAATCATAATTTTCTTTCTTTACTTAAATATTGTACGGCTTTCATCACGCCTTCTAAATTATCACCTAAACAACCAATTGAGTTGTTACATTTTTTACACAACCAACCTCTAAACGTATTAGTTACTGGATCGTGGTCACAAGATAAACTAATTTGTTTATGGTTTACGTCAACATTTCTTCCACCACAACACTCACAAAATTCTGGTGGTGGAGGTGCAGTCTTGCGCATCTCTTTAACCAATTTCATCCTAGAGCCGTGACAAGTCTTACAACGACCATCTAACTTATCAAAACGAATATGGCTTTTATAAAATTCAGATAAAGGCTTTTCTATATGACAGTAAATGCAAGCTTTGGTTTGTTCCATTACTTGAATTCACAATCAACCATAATTTCAGTCAAACAAGCGACCATATTAATTTCATGGTCGGCCACGAATGCTGATTGATATTGATATTTAGATAGGTGTAGGACCAATTGCGGAACCGAATTGGCTTTAAGAACTTCGTATAGTCCATCATAAAGTTTACGATAAATCTTTACGGGGTCATTGTCAAGGTTATTGGTGACCCACTTACGAACAGATGCAAAGTCTTTATCTTTTAACGCAGCCACCAAAGGCCCAAGTTGTACATCAGCAACAGAGGCAACAATACCAGCATCGATATTTCCAGAAACGGCATAGCGCTGAAGTTCGTTAAGAACCCTACGATTGTCCGGGAAGTGTTTTGTAATAACTGCTGCAACGGCATCTTTCGAATATGTGACACCTTCTTGCTCAAGGATCCACTCAACTCTTTTAAAGAACTGTGCAGCCATTGCTTGTTTAGAACCGTTGATTTTAAAATCAATGACAGAGCAACGAGAGTGGATTGGATCGATGATACGATTTTTGAAATTACAGGTGAATATGAACGAACAGTTTGAGGAAAACTCCTCAATTGCGCCACGCATTGCTGGTTGAGTTGAATTAGGATTAAGATAGTCGGCTTCATCAATGATAACCACTTTTCTTCCACCTGAAAGAGAAACCGATGAAGCGTAGTTTTTAATTTTAGTACGCAAGACATCAATACCAGATTCATCGGAGCCATTGATGACAATATAATCACAGCCAACTTCTTCACAGAGTGCCTTTGCGATTGTAGTTTTGCCAACACCAGCCGAGCCCGATAATAATAAATTTGGTATTTCTTTTTTAGCGACATACTCTAAGAATGTGGATTTGATTGCATCCGGTAGGATACAATCTTCCACTCTGGATGGTCGATACTTCTCGACCCATAATAGATGATTCATTCAATACTCCCATGATAAATTTACTACTCAATTATACTTTGCTGAATTTTGATTCAGATGCAATCCAATACTCAATATCATCTTTGCTATTTTTGAAGTGTGTAATGCCTTTGAATGAAACTTGAACATCATAATGACCTGGAATCATTTTAATATTTGTTGCACTAAACACAATCTTAAATGGTTTACCATTAGGCCATCTGCCTTCAGAAATTTCAACTGAGTTGGTGTGTGCTGAATCATCTTCAGCATCAAAAGTAATTAACTCAGCTTTAGTACCATCAGATTGAATTGCAATGTGTGGTGAAGAAAGCACTCTAGAAGTATCTAAAAGCCATTTGTAATCTTCTTCACTTAAAGTAAATTGGCAATCAACATCACCAATATTTAAATCTTTTTCTGGCGGAACTGTAATCATTGATTTATCGGTTTTACGATAAGCCATTTTCTTACGACCAGATTTGAAAATAACATTTGCGGTATCAAAGTCCAATTCAGCAGAATCTTTGAATAAAGAATTCACCGATAGAAATTGATTCAAATCATAGATACAAAAATCTTCTGGAACTTCGTCTTTGATTCCGGCCTTGGCCAGGACTGACTTACCGCCAGACATAGTTTTAAGTTCTTTACCTTTTTTGAATTGAATGCCTTGGTTGATTGAGGCAAAGTTTTTCAAAACATTAAGTGTTTCGGTTGATAGCTTCATTTTACTTCTCCATTATCTAAAAAATCAATTGTATCATGTTCATATAAAAACATCAAGCAGCACAGCGCATGTGCTAAGTGATTCTTACCAGTTTCTTGGTCGTCTTGTTCACCTGATTTCCAAGCCCAAAGATGCCGTTGCATGGCATCAAAGTATCTACGCTTGGCGTCAGGAACTTTTTTCCAATTATCTGGTTCATACTTCTCTGCACCAAAGGTTAAAATTTCTACTGTTGCCTTTAGTGCGTTTGGTGGTACTAAACCATATTGCAGTTTACCACCGTCAAATTTACGACCACCCGTGGTGGCCGTTTGTGATGATTTAACAATATCTTCAACAGCAGCGCCTTCATAACCTGGATGATAAGGCGCTTCTTTAACAAATTTAGCCGCCTCATCAGCAGTTAAAGATTTGCCGGTGTAAACACCATAAGTTTTAAAATTGCCCGTTGTGCCGTAAGTTCCGTAAGTTTTCATTCTATGTTCCTTTAACCAATCATTTGGTGGTTCATGTACCGTATTTTCACCGTCAGGTGTACGCATTACATTTCTCCAACAAAATTAGCAACTGCTGGCATATCTCCTTGGAAATGGTAAGTGCCAATGTGTGCTGTTTTCATCCAAGGACACAACCAAATTTTACCGCCAATGTTACGCCAGTATTGGCAGAACATATAATCTTCGGATAGATAACGATGTGATGCGCCTGCTTCCATATCTAATAATTTTTTAAATCCATCTTTAACATCTTTACCTTCAGCAGCATCTTTCATTAAAGAATGTACATGGTCAAAAGGATAACCGTTATCAATAACAGTATCAAAATAGGCATGAATGTAACGTGAACCATCAAAGTTAGCTTGGCCAACATGGTCAGGTTTGTAACGGAATTCAGGATACGCTGCTTCCCATTTTGCAAACACTTCACGCTTAATCATCATAAAGCCAGTACCAATCTCCATAACTTCTAATGGTTCTGTTACTTGGAATTGTGCCGTGCCTTTAACAGGATTAAATACATAATCACCAGTAACTTTTTCAAGCATACCTGGTTCTAAATTAGGATTCTTTTCAATAGCACGTTTGACTGCACGCCATTTAATGGCTTTCTTAGGATAAGGACCACCAGCAACATCTTTGTCTAGTGCT